ATCATAGAAGTATGGGATACATTCAGAGAATATGTCTCTGATAAAAACAAAGAAGTTGCCGCAAATCAATATATTGATTTTTTAATAGGTAAAGATGTTGAGTTGTCAGTCCTTCAAGGTTTGATGGGCTACGACACTCATCTTGACAATGCAATCCAGTTAGTTGTAGATGAAAACAAAGATGAAGAAGACGACATCGACGAAGAAGATTACGACTACGGCGAAGACATGGACTGAGTATGTCATGGTACTCCAAAGTAAGCAAAGACATATCATTCCTTCCTGATTGCATAGAGTACTTTTATAAAGAACTAGATTCTGCAAGGTATGAGGTTAAAATACACGGCAACGTGGAAAAAGCCTCAGCCCATTTACCGGGTATTGTTGAACAAAGATTCAATCAACTTCAAGAAATTGAAGCTGTACTTGAATATTTGAACATCGAACTAAGACGTACTCGCAGTAAAGCGTTTAAGAAATATCTAGAGAATTATCAAAGAGCACTCAGCAGTCGAGATGTTGAAAAGTATGTCGATGGCGAGGCAGATGTTGTTGATATGGAAAAAATTATCAATGAATTTGCCATGTTGCGTAACCAATGGTTAGGTATTGTTAAGGCGTTGGATATAAAACAATGGCAATTGAGTAATATCATAAAACTTCGAACAGCCGGCCTAGAAGACGTGGTGTTATAAACAAAAGGAGACTTGCTCTCCTTTTTGTTTTGTGTTATAATAATTTTATGTATATTGAAGACCTAATTATTACCTTAGCTATTAGTCGTAATGTGTCAATGAATCCGTATGATTTGAAATTGATATACAGTTTCCACGATCAAATATCACGTGGATCCGGATTTACAGAAAAACAAGAATTATTATCTGTAAAAATCTTAAAGAGACAGGTAGCAAAACTAAATTCCATGTTTGGCAAGGATATTTTGCCATTTTTGGAAAATCCGTCATTTAGACTGGCAAGAAGATTAGTGTCTTCCTTCAAACGTATTACTATGTTTGAACATCCTAACTTTGGAAAAACAATTAAATTAGAATTTCCATTCAATGAATCTTTGTTGGCAAGAATTAGAGAAGAAAAACCCAAGCTAAACATGGCACAATGGGATCCCGAGCACAAATCATGGATTTTTTCACTGGATGAACGGTCATTGACATTTTTAGGTCGTGTTGCCATTGAAGAAAATTTCATAGTAGACGAAGAATTTGAAAATTATCAAAATCAAATCAGAGAAATTGAAGCCAGCATTGAACAATACATTCCTATGTTGTCGTATAATGGTGAAAATCTGAAATTTTTGAATATTTCTGAAAAAATAGCTCAACCCGTTAATTCAAACATTATTGAAAATTTGTTCATGGCAAGAAAATTAGGAATTTTTACCTGGGATGAAACCATTGAAGAAACCGAGGGGTGGAAAAATGCAGATCTATCGATTAAAAAATTCTTACAAACAGATCCCGGTGAAACATTTTCAATAAATTCAGAAGAACATGGTATTTTTTCCATCAAAGATATTGTAAAATATATGTCACCAGTTTTGTTTGTAATCCCAGGTGGCAGCGAAATGGAAAAATTAGAAAAATCTTTAAACTTTTTAAAAGACTGTGAAATTTCTAATGAAGAAATTAGTGTACTGTTTAGACTACCCAACGAAACTGGTGAAAAATTCAATAATTTTGTCAGAGAAGAGAAGTTAAATTCTAGCATCAGTGAAAAAACCAAGGCAGTGTTTATTAGTAGCAAGGTTCCTAAAACAATCCTTGACAAAAAAATAAAATTTAATTGTGTAGTGAATTTTAATTTTTACAACATACATTATTCCATCAAAAATTTGCTAAATTGGCACCATAACGTAATCCATATATTAGATAACAACAAACAAAGGACTGTAGATTTTGGCATCGTGTAAAATTATTATCAAGGACGAAGTAAACATCAAGATTGAAAATTTAGATCTTGATGCACGTAAGGCTTTGGTCAAAAAATTCAAGTACGAAGACCCTACTGCCCGGTTTAGACCAGCTTACAAGCTAGGAAGATGGGATGGTAGCATTAGCTTTTTCGGTCTCGGTGGAACTACCTACATGAGCATGCTACCACAGGTCCTTGAGTACCTCGAAGCAAAGAACTATTACATTGAACTGGAAGATCATCGCCGACCGACAGAATTAAGTTTCCCTGAAATTTCTGAGGAATTTTGGGGTGATCAAACGTGGCCTATAGGTCATCGATTCGCTGGGGAAAAGATTAGACTACGCGATGACCAAGTTGAAGTTATCAATAAGTTTTTAGAAAACCCTCAGTGCATACAAGAAATTGCCACTGGTTTTGGTAAGACTATTACCACCGCAACTTTGGCAAAAATCTGTGAAAAATATGGTCGGACAATAACCATTGTTCCTAACAAGTCGTTGGTAGAACAAACAGAAGAAGACTTTCTTAACTGCGGATTAGACGTCGGTGTTTACTATGGCGACAGAAAAAACCTAGACAAAACACATACAATATGCACTTGGCAAAGTTTGAATATTTTAGACAAAGGTTCCAAGGAATTTGACGGTGAAGAACAACTATTACGTCTAGCTGAATTGTTGGATGGAGTTAGCTGTGTTATGGTTGATGAAGTACATATGGCCAAGGCAGAAGTGTTAAAGAACTTGTTAACACGTAACCTGTCCAACGCACCTATACGTTGGGGATTAACCGGTACAGTGCCAAAAGCAGACCACGAATTTCAAGCTCTACGTGCCAGTCTTGGAGAAGTTGTGCATCGTGTTAAAGCACACGAACTTCAAGAAAAAGGTGTGCTCAGTGATTGTCATGTAACAGTAATTCAAACAGCAGAGTGGAAAGAGTTTGAAAGCTATGCAGGCGAATTAAAATACCTTGTCACCGACGAAACCCGTATGAATTGGATCAGCAATCTTATCAACGGCATTGCAGAAACTGGTAACACTCTAGTATTAGTTGACAGAATTGAGTCGGGTCAATTAATTATTAACAACATTCCAGACAGCGTTTTTGTCTCGGGCTCAATGAAAACTAAAGATAGAAAAGATGAGTATGACGAAATTAAAACTGCTACTAACAAGATTATTGTGGCGACTTACGGTGTGGCCGCTGTGGGTATTAATATCCCCCGTATTTTTAATATGGTTCTTTTGGAGCCCGGAAAGAGCTTTGTCCGAGTTATACAAAGCATTGGGCGAGGCATTAGAAAAGCAGACGACAAGGACTTCGTCCAGATCTGGGACCTTACGGCATCTACAAAGTACGCGAAGAGGCATCTTACAGAACGCAAGAAGTTTTATAAAGAAGCCAAGTATCCGTTTGAAATACAAAAAGTGAAATATCAATAATGCAAATTTTAACATTAGAAAACAAAACATTCTATTTGAATGACCTACCAGAGGAAGTAGATGAGGATTTAAGATTCTCAGTACTTGACAATAGTGATAATCAAAATCCTGATTATTTCTTCATTCCTCTTATCTTCCTTGAGAGTTTTACAGGACCAGCAGCCGTATTAAAGATTGGACCATACGACCTTACCATGCCATTAGATTGGTGTACTATAGTTGGTGATCCAGAAGGACCTGACATGGAAGTGCTGCCATTGACAAGTCTAAATGATCGTGGGTTTAAGACGTATTGTTTTAATCCTATCAGTGGATTTAGGCCGGAGTTTCATGAGATAGACATTATAGACATCTACCCAGATGTTAAATGGTACTTTCCTAAAATGAAACCTGGTCAACTTTTATGCACTCCACTAATTGGCGGCGACAAACCGATGTGTTCTTACTTTGTCAAAGAAGTTAGTCGTCAAAGTGAAATTGTAGATTACACTAAATGTTGGTAAATTATGGGCACACTAACTCCAGGCGCTACATATATCTATGAACGTAATGGTGAAGAAATCTACGCCAGAGAAGTTGGGGCTTCGGTCCAATCTAGAAAATTAGTCGGCTATCAATATCAAAACGAAAAAGATCCAAGGACTCCTGACGGGCGGCCGCTATACGAACATATAAAAGAAGATAGACTTTGGGGAGAGATCCGACGTGAAGCCCGGACAAACCCTGCCTTGCAAAAAGCCATGGAACAGTGTATAATAATATATCATCTAAGTAAAAACAAGGAAACAATAGATTGGCACCCGGTATGAAGTTTCATGGAATAATGGCGCAAGAAGTAATGCGTATTGGTTCTAATGGCAGTCTCGGTATTGGTACTAGTTCTCCAAGCACGAAACCCATTACACCCCTGTCAAGCACAACACTAGGTGCATGGGGAGAATGGCAAGAGATACAAAAACTTGCAGAAACTAATCCTGCTGTAAAAATTGCATTAGACAAATTAATGACTGTTTATCATTTGAGTAAAGATCATGGCAACAACAAAACCTAAAAAAGAACCAAAGAAAAGAGCACTTGATTTAACTCGAGTGTTGTCTGCCGTTGACAACAAGAATTATGAATTCTATGACAATCTCACAGCCGCAGAATTAAAAGAATTTAGTCCTTATGTATTGTTAAGATTTGTTAGTAGTGTAGGATCTAATGACAGAGACATCCAAGAATGGTTTGTTGAAATGACCAATGAAATGGTTAATAAACATCACTGGACACTAAGCAAGAATCATGAAAAATTACTTTGGTTATTGTATGCCGCTGCCGGTGCAGGTATTAAGAGTTATCATCCCTATCTCCCTGCAATGAAGGCAGACTTTGACAAGTTTGAAAAGTTGTTAGCTATCCTACATCCAACATATAAGATGGATGAGATTAAGTTGTTAGCCAGTGTAATGACTGACGAAGAAAAGCTAGAACTGTTTGACAAAATGGGTTTTGATAAAAAAGATAGAAAAGAATATCAATGATAGCACTTGTGGAGCAGCCTTTTATCTGTGTGCATTGTAGCAAGAGTTTCATGAAAGAAAAGACTCTTGTTGCTCACATGTGCGAACGAAAACGCAGGGCTTTACAAGAGACTGAGAAAAGAGTGCAGGCTGGTTTTATGGCCTATAATAGATTCTATCAACTGACGCAGGGTAATAAAGTTCCTAAGAACTATGATCACTTCTGCAATAGTGCTTACTACAATGCCTTTGTAAAATTTGGTAGTTTTGTTAACAATGTAAATCCACTGTATCCTACTAAGTTCATTGACTATGTTATCAAGAGCGGTGTTAAGTTAGACCACTGGTGTAGAGATGAACTCTATGAACAGTATCTTTTTGAAACAGTAAAAACTGAACCTGTTGAAGCCGCAGTACAAAGAACTTTGCAAACAATGATGGAATGGGGTGATGAGCATAATGCAAATTTTGCACATTACTTTAACTATGTCAGTCTTAATAAAGCAGTTCATGATATTGTCAACGGCAAAATTAGTTGTTGGGTTTTGTTAAATTGTAATTCAGGTAAAGACATGGCAGGTAAGATGAATGACGAGCAATTAGCAATGATTGCACCTGCATTTGACATCAAGTATTGGTTAAAGAAATTTAAAGAATTTCCTGCAGATGTAGCACTTGTTAAAGAAATACTTGCCGAGGCAGGAGTCAAATGACTGTGATTAAATTATTAGATAAAGACCCTAATGAAGTTATAGATATAGTCAAAGAACTA